TATAAAAATAACTAACGCCAACGCACTCAAATCAATTGAAACGAACGTTGGAAGAACCCATTTTAGACACTTGGTTTGTGTTTTAAACATATTTCTGCCTGTTTAATTGGCTACGTGGGAATATATGAGCTTGGCCAAAGATAAAGGAACTGAAAATCATCTCCGGCTTTTCCAAACATAAAATTTGGCTCATTTGTCGAAAAAGAACTATTATAAGTCATTCCCGCTGGTAAATCAAATTGAGCTGTAAAAGAGGCTCCTGTTTGAAAGGTGTACATATATGGAACTTCTGATATCCAAGGAATCTCTACATCATTATGTCGAAGTAAGTCTGAATTACAATTGACCATAGTAAATGCTGTTCCTTGTGTAAATCCATCTGTCAACCAATTTGTTCCTTGCGATAAAAAATCCAAACTAACAAAATCTCCTTCATTGGCCAATATCCTAGTCCTTCTGCTTCCCCTCCAAAAAAGAAAGAGATTGGACCAGTATTGATAAGAAGTAAAATCATACTCTGTATCTCCTGTTACTGCTGATTGTGGAAAATAAGCATCAAACTGATCATACATTCTAACATCTAAAGGTAATTGGGACCACCTTTTCATCATGTCACTTATTCTGATTGGAATCTCTGCTGCACATGTTCGAAACTCTCCTGAGAACTGGCTTCCCGCCATAATGGGTTGAAACGTTTTCTTAAAGCGTGTTGCTATTGTGCATTGTGCTTTCATTCTATCCTTATTCATACGAATTGTAGCTGGTAAAGGTTCCATTGTTTCTGGATCAAATGGAATTACTTCTAAAGGTTTTTTTTCTTTTCTTTTCTTTTTCCTCTCTAATGCTAATGATGGAAAAAGTACTGGATAAGGATTTCTAATGAAATTGAATTGAATATCCTCTCCTCCTGATCTCCATATATTAAGATATATAATTGGGGTTGCTGGCATAGATGAACCTGATATTGGAGTTATCATTTCTATAAAAAGTTTCGGACTACCAGATGCAAAGGCTAAACCTGTAGTTCTCCAGGTTGTTGGAAACAAATATGGTACTGTTATCTCTACAAATGTATCTCCTTTAACATCAACTATCTGTTGTGGTAGATCACCATCTCCTGAACCTGGTGTACTTGTTGCATACGATATTCGGAATCGAGCCGAATAAAATGCTGAATTAACAAAGTGAAATAAGTATTTAATTGAACCTCGCCATAAATGAAACGTTGCTGCTACAAATGCCAGAAAATCTATACCATGTACTGTTGAAGGTCCTTCTGAAGATAAAGGAGTTAATCCTAAAGTTATACTTTGGTCTTGCGTTGCAAAAGTTGTTGAATAATAAAGGGCTGGGACCTGTGCTAATTCATGTATTGCCATAAAACTACTCTCCATATCAAAAGTTTCTTTAGATGTTTGTACTCCAGGATACATTGTAATTTGCTGTCCAGAAAATAGTCCTTGCATATGCGTCATATCATTAAAATTCAAATTCTGGTCTACTCCTTGAGGGACCGCTGGATTAAATGGTTCATCCAACACTTTTCCATAAGTTGAAATAAATTTAGCTATTGGGGACCAAATAGCTCCCACTACTGGTATCATCTTTAATATTTCACTTGCTCCTCCCACTATCTTTTGTATACCATTTACTGTTGTTCCTTTATCTGCTTTTTTCTCTCCTTCTATCTGTGTATTTTCATCAGTTACCTGTTTTCCATAAGAATTTGTCATAACTCTTCCTCTTCTTTCTACTACACTCTGAGCTTTCATTTTTTCTTTTTGTTCCATTGCTTTCTTCTTCTTTTCAAGAAATGCTGATGGTTCTATAAATCCCGCTACTTTTGGATCTCTAAATGCACAAAAAATAGATACTGTACAACTGGCTGGAACGCC